CCTACCTGTGAGATAGAAAACACATGATGAAAGCTCTCAGTGTGCTAGCTTAGGGCGTCCGCAGAACCTCCCATAGCTTGCCCGCACCAACCAAAGCTCCCAGCATGCCATTTTCTTTAGCTATCCGTCGCAACTCGGATTTTGTCTCCTCATCGTGCCCGTACCAGATCTGCAGTGACACCAAGGTTGACTCAAGATCCTCACCCCACTGGTGGGCCAGCCCAAACATGTTCTTCGAACAGTAAGCTGGCTCAAAAGTGTAAGTGGGACCCGCAATCAACCCCGCAAACTCGATCTTATCGGACACGTCGACTTTTAAGGAGAAACCTAATTTGGAAAAGATCACCAAGTAGTCGTCTCGGCGGGGAAAGTCCGTTTGGGAAGTGTCATCACCAATAGCCGCTGGCAGTGGATAATCAGCCTGGTTAACCAACTCTATGAGCCTATGTATCAAGATCTGAGCCATTGAATTACACAGGATCGTGAGGTAGCAACCTGACTTCATAACCCCAACATGCTGCTGGCGAAACCTGCCACCGTCTGAAGTCTGAAACACTGGTCTGTCGAACAGTGCAGCAAACCTAGCCGCGTGCAGTTTTCGCCAGCTGTCTGGGGCATCCACAACCAAAGAAGCGATGAGATCATGCAATTCCTCAACGAGCCATGCTGGAACAGTCCAATCAAAAGCTGACTTATCAATGTTCAGATAAGGGCCCTGTCCCACCTTCGCATGCAGAACTGGTATGCCATTTGCAAATGGCGACCAGCCGATCATGAAAGGCGTTGACAGAAACCCGATCTTTGCTTGATGAGAAAGCCTCATATAAAGCATCCTGTCCACCATGGCATCTACCGCGGAAACTGCTGAAATCAACCGCCACCTCTCAGAGTCCACTTTGCTTTTCTTATGTGGCTCTGGTTTGATGAAATTGCGCAGCGGGTCGGCACATTTATCGCCAGCCAAATACTCAAGCACGCGTTGTTGCACCAGCTCGAAGAAGAACTCCTTCCTCTCCGGGTCTGGCACCCCGCCTGCCACTTTCAAGGCCGTCTTATAATCTATGCCGTACTTGTTCAATTGACACTCTCCAACAGAGGAGTTCCAGTCGATGTCCTTAAGCCCTAACTCAAACAAAGTCCTAAGTCCTAATCGGTCTGTGTACGGGTCTTCCATTCCGCCTGAGCTTCCGCCCAAACTTGTTGGAACAAAGCGTAGCGCTCCACAAAGTGATCTTGTCGCTCTTTGGGTAGCTGCCTTAGCCTCTCGGGTGAGATAATAGTCGCCATCTGCGCCATTGCTTTCTGAAAATCCACTAAACCTAAGTCCACGCTTTTCAAACAAGCCTCGTGCAGAAACGTCTCCTTCCCCCCGGGTCTCTTTTGTCCCTTTACCTTTGTGGCTGAAATGTCCCTCTTCAACTGCTGCATGAAATCGGCTTCTAGCCTCACTCGCAATCCGGAAGTGGTTCCTGAGGCTGACTTTCTGGGCGCAGGCGTCGGTCCTGGGCCAGCTGAAGCCTCTGATGCCACCGTCGGCTGCGCTTCCGCCAAGCCGGGTTTCAATAAATCTGCTGCTGAAACGAACTCCGGGGTTTGGCTCTGCGTCAACGGTTTTAGGCTTGACACAGTAGCCGCTCCTTCCGAGCTCTCCTGCACAGCGGCAGATGCAGGAGAGTTTGAGTTTTCCTGCTTTTGCTCAACATCCACAAAGGTGGAAGTGTCCACACACTCCTCCTCATACTGCTGTTTCTTTTCCTTCTTCTTCCTAACTTGCTCTAACTCCTTCTCCACCCCGTACACTTTCTGTCGTCTAGGCTCATCTGACGAACCGGCCTCCTCATAAGACTCCAGCTCATACAACTGCTCCCACAGATCATACTCTTTCTGTGAAATCCTTTTGTACGCGCCGTCAAGCCTCAAGAGAACGTCGTCGCCATCCACGCGCCTAGTCTTCTTGACCGCCTTGACCTCGTCACTGTCCAAAGCAACATACTTCTGATACCAGTAATCCGTCTCCGCTGCCAAAAACAAAGCCAGAACGTAGGTGATGTCATAACCCACGTTCTTTTCCGCGAAAGCACCGTAATGTACTCCGTAGACCGTCTTGTTGGTGTAATAGGGGGCTCCCGAGAACCCCTTTGCCGTTGAGGCACTAACAACGACCTGTCCAAAAATGTCCTCGTCATGCCTCAGCGGACCCATGGAGTTCCCATTGGTGCCCACTATTTTCACCATCTCCGATCTTTGAGAAATGCGGTCTGCCATCTTTGCCTTCGTCATAGAAAACCCATTGCTGGCCGTTATGTTGTAGGGCTTCACCGCCACGTCAACGCCATCAATGAACTGAAAACCACCAAAGTCAAAATCTAATTCTACACCATTGGAGTCCTGCAAAAACGCCTTCCCGCTCTTAAAGTTAGTAACATTATGAGCTGCAGTAACAAGCCAGTCAACCTGTTTATTGCCGCACCTGAAGAGGTGGCCAATTGGCCTATACTCTCCCTCGAACAATATCCAGATTCTGGCCTGAAACGCAGGCATAGTGTTGTCAGCATCTATTTCCAAACCGGGCAACAACCGCTCTCTAATCACGCCTTTGCCTCCGGCCCTATGTCCAATCACCTTTGCCTTCTTGTAGGCACCCGTTTCTATGTAAATTTGCTTGACATGTTGCCACACCAAAACCTCCATCACGCAGTTAACCACGCTAAGGAGAAACCCCGGGGCTTTCCCAACCCACTTGGCGAACTGAACCGTCCTAGTGACTGTCCAGCTCAAACTACACACTATCGGATACCAAAATAAAGCCACCACGATGAAGGGGAAGATAAAATCCTTCACCGTGTTGTACCACTCCGTCGTCTTCTGAACCGAGGCTAAACCCTGCCTCACATACACGAAAAAGGGCGGATACTCCCGCCCCCACTGCACCATGGGGAACACCGGATAGGTGATCCACCATATTACCGTCATGATCTCAGATACCGGAATCATCCTGTTACGACTCAGGAAGTTCCTACGAAAAGCTGTGATAATTTGGAAATCAAAGTTATTAAAC